CGCTTGGCCATGGACTGGCCCGAGGCCGTGGGCATGGGCCGCGTGTGGAACGTGGGCGTGGTCGTCACCGCCGGCAACGCCAAAATCCAGGCCTTCGGCTCGGGCAAGCGCATGCGCGGCCAGCGCCACGGCCCGCACCGGCCGGACCTGGTCATCTGCGACGACCTGGAGAACGACGAGAACGTCAAAAGTCCGGAGCAGCGCGACAAGCTGGAAAGTTGGCTCAAGAAAACCGTCCTGTCGCTGGGCGAGGCCGGCGACACCATGGACGTGATCCTGGTCGGCACGGTGCTGCATTACGACTCGGTGCTCTCGCGGCTGCTTGGCAACAAGCTTTGGCGCTCGCGCAACTTCAAGGCCGTGATCGAGTGGCCGCACCGCACGGACCTGTGGGACCGCTGGGAAGAAATCCTGCTGGCCGACGGCGAGGACGCGGCCCGGGCCTATTACGACGAGCGGCAAGCAGCCATGGAGCAAGGCGCGGTGGTCTCCTGGCCGTCCGCCCGACCGCTCTACAAGCTCATGGTCAAGCGCGCCCGGGACGGCCACGCCGCCTTTGACTCCGAGCAACAAAACGACCCGGTCAGCGGCGACGACGCGCCGTTTGCCGCTTGCATCACCTTTTGGGTGGAGCGCAAGAGCGACTGGCTCTTTTTCGGGGCGCTGGACCCATCGCTTGGCAAGTCCGGCAACAGCCGCGACCCGTCGGCCCTGCTGGTCGGCGGCTACTCCCGCGAGCGCAACACGCTCGACGTGGTGGAAGCGGCCATCCGCAAGCGCACGCCGGACCGGATCATCGAAGACGCCATCGCCATGCAGGTGCACTACCATTGCCTGCTGTGGGCCGTCGAAACGGTGCAGTTCCAGGAATTTTTGCGCACGGAACTCATTCGGCGCGCCCTGGAACGCGGCATTGCCTTTCCGGCCCGGGGCGTTTCGCCCATTGCCGACAAGGTGCTGCGCATCGAGGCGTTGCAACCCTATGTCGCGCAACAGCGTATCCGGCTGCACCCCAGCCAACGCACGCTGATCGAGCAGCTCAAACATTTCCCCAAGGCCGACCACGACGACGGCCCGGACGCCCTGGAGATGCTGTGGCAGATCGCCACCAAGGGCTTTGTGACCATGGCCTACACGCCCGCGCGCCCCTCGCGCGGCCGGGCGTTGGTGCGCAGGAGACGCTATGCTGACGCGGATGATTAACGCCATACAGGCGGCGGTCCGGGGCTTCCGGGGCGAACAGGCCAAGGGCGACATGCAGACGCCGCGCCTGGCCGCCTTGCACAATCGCTACATCGAGAGTCTGACCGGCGGGCTTACCCCGGCTCGGTTGGAGCGCATCTTGCGCGCCGCAGACCAGGGCGACATCGTGCCCCAGCACGTACTGTTCGCGGACATCGAGGACCGGGACGAGCACATCCACGCCGAGCTGTCCAAGCGCCGCCGGGCGCTGCTGGCCGTACCCTGGAGGGTGGTGCCCGGCCGGGCCGATGATAAGCGGGCCGAAGCTGTAGCGGCGGCCGTGCGCGAGCAACTGGCCACTGTGGCCGATTTCGAGGACGTGCTTTTGGACATGGCCGACGCCGTGGGACACGGCTTTGCCTGCTTGGAGATCGAGTGGGCCTTCGACGGCGGCCTGCACCTGCCTGCGGCACTGCACCACCGACCGCAAAGCTGGTTTCAAATCGCCCAAAGCGACCTGGAGACGTTGCGGCTGCGCGACGACACCATGGAGGGCGCGGAGCTGTGGCCGCTGGGGTGGATCGTGCATCGCCACCGCTCCAAGTCCGGCTGGTTCGCCCGGGCCGGCCTGTTCCGGGTGCTGGTCTGGACCTACCTGCTCAAGCAGTATTGTCGGGGCGACTTCTCGGCCTTCCTGGAAATCCACGGCATGCCCATGCGCCTGGGTAAGTACCCGACCGGCACCAGCGACGAGGAGCAAAAGGTGCTGCTGTCGGCCTTGCAGGCATTGGGCCATGACGCGGCCGGCATCGTGCCCGACGGCATGATGATCGAGTTTCACGAGGCGGCGCGAGGCAGCGAAAAACCGTTTCTGGCCATGCACGAGTTGTGCGAGACCGGGCAGTCCAAGGCCATCCTGGGCAGCACGCTCACCACCGACACCAAGGGCGTGGGCAGTCAGGCCCTGGGCGAAATCCACAACGAGGTGCGCCTCGATATCCGCGACAGCGATGCCCGGCAGATCGCCGGCACACTGACGCGCCAGCTGCTGGCCCCCCTGGCCGTGCTCAATGAAGGCGTTGCCGACGCGGGCTTGCTGCCCCGGTTCGTCTTCGACACCAACAACCCCGAGGATTTGGTCAAGCTGGCCAACAGCCTGCCCAAGCTGGCCACGTGCATGCGCATTCCGGCGGCCTGGGCCCACGAGCGGGCAGGTATCCCCATGCCCGAAGGTGACGAACCGGTGCTCGGCTCTTCGGCCGAGGCCGGAAACGATGTTGGAAGCGACACCGCTCCGGAGCCGGCCACGGCGGCCCTTGCCGCTACGCCGGGCGAGGACGGCGCGTCCGGCTACCCGGACCAGGACGCCGTTGATGCGGCTACCGTGCCGGACGCCACGCTCACTGCACTGGCTCGTGACCTGCTGGCGCCGCTTTTGGCCGAGGCGACCGCCGGCACGTCGCCCGAGGCGCTCCTCGGCAAGCTGGCCGAAGTGTACCCCAGGATGGACACGGCGGCGCTGGAAGAGTTGTGCGCCCGGGTGTTGTTCGTCGGCGAGCTGTGGGGCCGGCTGTCCGTGCAGGCCGAGGCCGACTGATGCCCGAGCCCGTTTCCCTTTCCTTCGCCATGGGCCTGCCGCCCAAGGACGCGGTCGCCTATTTCGAGTCCAAGGGCTTCAAGATTACCTTCGACTGGAAGGAACTTGACCAGGCCGCCCACGCCACGGGCTTCACCATCGCCAAGATGGCGCAAGTGGACATGCTGCGCGACGTGCATGCCTGCCTGAATCGTTGCCTCAAGGAAGGCAAGACCGAAGCCTGGTTTGTCAAGCAGATGGAGCCGTACCTCAAGGCGCACGGATGGTGGGGCAAACAGCCGATGATCGACCCGCGCACCGGCGAGGAGCGGCGCGTCCAGCTCGGCAGCCCGGCGCGCCTCAAGCTCATCTACCGCCAGAACATGCAGACCGCGTTCATGGCCGGCCGCTACAAGGCCATGCTCGAGAACGCCGACGCCCGGCCCTGGTGGCAATACGAGGCCGTGCTGGACCGTCGGACCCGGCCGTCTCATCGCATCCTTTCCGGCCGCACGTTTCGCTTCGACGACCCGTTTTGGTCCAGCCATTATCCGCCCAACGGTTTCCGCTGTCGGTGCCGGGTGCGGGCGCTTTCCGATTTCAGGATGGACCGTGAAAACGTCACCCCGGAGTCCGGCGTGGGCAACATGGTGACCGAGGAAGTGGCCGTCCCGGACCGGGCCACCGGAGAGGTACAGCGGCGCAATGTCACGGGCTACCGCGTGCCCCAGACCGGCTACACCGTGTTTACGGACGTTGGATTTTCGGCCAACCCGGGGGCGTCGTGGCTTGGCGGAACGCTCGACGAGCTGACGCGCAAGCTCGACGTCGCGCCGTCGGACATCGCCCGGCAGGTCGTGGCGGATATGGTGTCCGGGCCGACGCTGCCGGAGTGGCTGGCCCGGCCGGTGGGGCAGTTTCCCCTGGCCGTGCTGCCGGCCAAAGACACCGAGCGCATCGGCGCACAGTGCCAGGTGGCGCGGTTGTCACCGCAAACGGCTGGCAAGCAGGCGGCGAAGCATCCCGAACTGACGGTGGCCGATTACGCCCTGGCCCAGGGAGCTGTGGACCATGGCGAGAGTATCCAGGACAGCGCACACAGTCTGATCTATGTGTACGAGGACGACCAGCCCGGGGGGCTGGTCGTGGTGGTCAAGGCGACCCTGGAAGGGAATGAGCTGTACGTGCAAAGCCTGCGGCGCTTGAGCCGGGACGAGGCGGAGCGGGACCGCGTTGTGCGGCGGATCAAAAAGAAAAGCGCCCGCCACGAATGAGGCGAGCGCATTACCAAGGTGGACGGCGAGGCCCCTCACCCGCTTGCGCGGAAACCTCGCATGGCGCTCCGGGCGGCTGCCCGTGCTACGGCCGAGAGAATATTACCGTGTCACATCCACTCGTGGGAATATAGCCATGATCGAGATTGAAGTCCATATCGCCGCGCTGGATGCGCTGCTCGGCCGGGCCATTGCCCTGGGCGCAAATATGACGCCCATTACCCGCGCCCTGGCCGGCGTGCTGGCCGACATCCCGGCGCGGGCGTTCGCCAACCAGGCCGATCCAGAAACAGGGCAGGCGTGGGCTCCACTGAAGCCGTCCACGGTCAAGCGCCGGGGCAGCAAGGAGCCCATTTTACATGACAGCGGGGCGCTGGCCGCCTCCATCCAGCCCGAGCACGGCCCGGACTTCGCCCGGGTGACCACGGCCACGGTCTACGCCCCCACTCACCAGTTCGGCGCCAAGAAAGGTGCGTTTGGCAGCACCAAACGCGGTAGCCCGATTCCGTGGGGCGACATCCCGGCGAGACGGTTTTTCGGCATCGGTCCCGACGATGAAGAAGAATTGCTGCAAACGGCCGCCCAGACGCTCCAACGGGTGCTGGCGGGACGATGAGTCGGGACGTTGGGCGGCAAGAAAATCTAACGGCGTGCTAACGCCAGAAACGGACTACGTCGCGTCCATATCGCTCCCGTGCGCAAGCGGTCGTCCCTCTGAACCCCTTCCTCTATCGCCTCCCCCTCTCCCGCCACTAGTGTGGCGGACATGCGCAACGCGACTCCTCACCCGATCCCCCACCCGACGGCCGTCCTGACCGTGGCGCTGGCCACGGCCCAGGGTGGCGATGTGTCGTCCCTGCCCGAGGGCATGAACGTCCAGCTCTTCCCGGACGGCGAATTTGCCGCCCGCGACGGCCGGCCCGGCAGTATCGACGGCTGCACCACCACAGTCTGGCGCATGGACGCCGACATCGCCGCGTCGCTCATTGCAGCGGCCGAGACGCGGGAAACGCCGCTCTGTATCGACTACGAGCACCACACGTTGACCGCCAAGGACGCCGGTCACAAGGCCGTGGCCGCCGGCTGGATCGACGGGCTTTGCTACGTGCCCGGCCGGGGGCTCTTCGCCAAGGTCGCCTGGACCGAGACGGCACGCGCCCACATACAGGCCGACGAATACCGCTATATCTCACCGCTTTTCACCTTCGACGGAAAATCCGGGGCGGTCCTGGAACTGGTGAACGCCGCCCTGACCAACAACCCGGCCCTGGACGGGCTGGCCGCCGTGGCCGCTGTCCGCCAGACGGGCACCCCCCAAAACGCACAAACGGAGGCTTGCATGGACGAACTCATGGAGCGCCTGCTCTACCTGCTCAATTTGCCGGTGACCACCACGCCCGAAGAGGTCATGGCGCAACTGGATAAGCTCAAGGCGATGCTTGCCGGCGCGGCATCGGCCGCCACAAGCGTGGATTTGCTGGCCATACTGGCCGGCAAGGACGCGACCATCGCCGACCTGACCGCCAAGGTGGCCCAGCCCGACCCGGCCAGGTTCGCGCCGGTCGCGGCCCTGGCCGCACTGACGGCGGAAAACACCGGCCTGAAGACCAAGCTCGGCGAGGCCCAGGCCCAAAACGGCCAAGCGGCGCTGGCCGCCGCAATCACGGCCGCCGTAGCCGACGGTCGCGTGCTGAAGGACCTTGAGCCCTGGCTTACCGACCTGTCGGCCAAGAACCCGGAAGCCGCCCGGGCCTACCTGGAAACGGCCCGGCCCATCGCGGCTCTGGCCGGCTTGCAGACCCAAAACGGTGGTTTCACACCTCCCGCGTCCGGCACCGGCTCGGCCGCGCTTTCGGCCGATGAAAAGACGGCCGCCAAGCTCCTGGGCATCTCCGAAACCGACTACGCCGGACTCAAGGAGGACAAGTAAATGGCCGTTCTTACCCCGGCGCTGCTTACAGCGCTTTATACGGGCTTTCGAGCCGAGTTCCAGCGGGTTTACGGCGAGACGCCGTCGAGCTGGGACAAGGTGGCCACGCTCATGCCCTCCGCGTCCAAGTCCAACACCTACGGCTGGCTGGGACAGTTCCCCCGGCTTGCGGAGTGGATCGGCTCCCGTGTGGTCCGGGACATGGCCGCCCATGGCTACACCATCACCAACAAGCTCTTCGAAGCCACGGCCGGTGTGCCGCGCGTGGACATCGAGGACGATAGCGTGGGCATCTACAAGCCGCTGTTCGGCGAGATGGGCCGCGCCGCCAAAAGCTTCCCGGATGAATTGGTCTACGGCCTGCTGGCCCTGGGCGGCTCCACCTTGTGCTTCGACGGCCAGTATTTTTTTGACGTGGACCACCCTGTCTACCCGAACGTGGACGGCACCGGCGAAGCGGCCATTGTGGCCAACTACGCCGCCGGCACGGAAACGCCCTGGTATCTGGTCGATGCGTCCCGCGTGCTCAAGCCGCTGATTTTCCAGGAGCGCACCAAGCCCGAACTGACGGCCATGGCCGACGCCAAGGACGAAGAGGTCTTCATGACCGACACCTATCGTTACGGCGTGCGCTACCGCTGCAACGCCGGCTTCGGCTTCTGGCAGACCGCTTTCTGCTCGAAATTGGCCTTGAACACCGCCAACTTCAACAGCGCTTACGACGCCATGACCGCTTTCAAGGCCGACGGCGGCCGGCCGCTGGGCATCAAGCCTACGCTGCTGGTGGTGCCCACCACCTTGCGTACGGCTGCCGCCGAGGTGGTGCAGGTGGCCCGTCTGGCCAACGGCGCCGACAACCCCAACGCGGGCATCGTGGACGTGCTCGTCACGCCCTGGCTCAACTAGGGAGGGATGCCATGAGCAGCGTTAATGCCACTGTGCGTACCCGCAGCCTGCGCGGCGGCCATTTCCGGGCCGGGCGCAAGCACGAGGAGACCGGCACGGATTTCCCGCCGGGAACCTTCACCGAAGAACAGCTCGATCAGCTTCAAGCCGATCCCGATCTTGAGGTGGTGTTGGTCGAGCCGCCCCGCAAAAAGCAACCACTCGAGCCCGAAACGGACGGCACCGAACCGGCCGAAGGCGAAGACTTCGAGTTCGACGCCGACGGCGCGTCCCAAGACGGCCAGGGTGACGCCGATGCTACCGTCGATGACGGCGGCAAAGACGATGCTGCCCCCGACGACGTTCTGCCGCAGAACGACACGCCCGAAGAGGGCGACACCGACGAGCCCGAGGCCGACAAGCCCAAGGCCAAGCCTGCCGCCAAGAAGGCCGCGAGCTAACCCATGTACGCCACCTGTCAGGAGATGATCGTTACCTTCGGGGAGGAGGAGCTGGTCGCCTTGACGGACCGGACCAATGAGGGCCGCGTTGACGAGACTATCGCCGACGCGGCCCTGGCCCGGGCCAGTGACGAGGCCGACAGCTACTTGGCCAGGCGCTATGCCGTGCCCGTGTCTCCGGTGCCTCCGGCGCTTTCCGCTGTCGTCTGCGACATCGCCCGGTTCCGCCTGACCGGAACCACGGCCCAGGAGGCCGACCCCATCACCGAGCGGTATCGCCTGGCCATACAGTGGCTTGAACGCGTGGCCAAGGGCCATGCCGACCTGCCGGGCGTGGGCCTGGCCACCGCCGGCGGCACGGCCGTGCAGTTCGTGCCCGGCCGCCGGGTTTTCGTCCGGCCGCTACCGATCGTGGATGAGGAGGCGCTTGATGCTTAGTCGCATCGAAGCGGCCATGGTCTCGCATCTGGTCGAGGCAAAATTGCCGTACCTGCGCACCGTGGCCACCTATGCCGCCGATTTCGACGACGGCCTGCCCACCGTCGTGCGCCAGCTCCCGGCCGTGTGGCTGGCCTTCCGGGGCAGCGCCGGCGAACCCCGGGCGTTGGGAACGACGCGCAAGAGCTGGCGGTGCCCGGTGGCCTGGCTGGTCATGTGCGGCGCCCGCGACCTGCGGCAGGAAGCCGCCCGCCGGGGCAGTGCCGGCAGCGTCGGCGTCTATACGATGCTCGGCGACACGGCCCGGCTGCTGGTCGGCCAGACGTTTGGCCTGCCGATCGATCCCTTGGCCCTCGGGCCGGTGCGGGTCATCTGCAACACCCGCACCGAGCGCCAGGCCCTGGCCATCTACAGCCAGGAGTGGCGCACGGCCTACACCATCGGCGCTGACGAGCCCGACCTCCCGCTGCTGACCACCGTGGGCCTGCGTTACCACCTGCTGCCCGACGACGGCGTTGCCGACGCCGAGGATATTTTGACCCTGCAAGGAGACAACCCATGACACCCATCACTGTAAAGGCCTCTCCGGGGCTCAAGGTGCCCCTGGAGGGCGCCGCCCGGCGTTACATCACCGACGCCGATCCGGCCACTGTGCCGGCCTCGCCGTATTACCTGCGGCGGATCGCCGACGGGGACCTGGTGCGCCTGCCCGAGACCGCCGCCAAGGCCAAGACCAAGGCCACCACCACGGAGGCTGACAATGGCTAGCGAAAACATCAGTTTTGATACGCTACCCAGCTCCATTCGCAAGCCGGGCAAGTATTTCGAGTTCAACACCAAGCTGGCGGTGCGCACGCTGCCGGCCAACATCCAGAAGATGTTGATCGTTGCCCAGCGCACGGCCGCCGGCACGCAGGACCCGCTTACCGTGGTGCAGGTCTACAGCGACGCCGAAGCCGCCGAGTATTTTGGCGTGGGATCGTTGGCGCATCTTATGTGCCGGGCGGCCATCAAAGCCAACGCTTACCTGCACCTGTCCGTTATCGGCATTGACGATGATGAGGCCGGCATTGCAGCCACGGGCACCATCGCCGTCACCGGCCCGTCGACGGGCATCGGCGTGGTCGAAGCCCAGATCGGCTCCCAGACCGTGCAGATTGCCGTCTCGCTGGCCGACACAGCAGCGGCTATCGCGGCCGAGCTGGCCAACAAAATCAACGGCTACCCGTCCCTGCCCGTGACGGCCGCCGTGGCCGAGGGAGTAGTGACGCTGACGGCTCGCAACAAAGGCGCGGCCGGCAACTGCATCCCGGTCTACGCCACCTCGGCCACCGACGGCGTGACCGTGGCGGCCACGGCTATGACGAGCGGCGCTGTGGACCCGGACATCACCGAAGCGCTGGCCACCGTGTTCGCCGATGGGCACCACATCATCTGTACGCCGTACACGTCGCAGACTTCGCTGACCATTCTGCGTCAGCATCTCGACGCGGTCAGCCATGCCCTGGAGCAGCGCGGAGCCGTGGGCGTGGCCGCCACGACCGGCACCCTGGCCGCCGCTACCACTCTGGCCGGGCTCGTGAACTCCGGGCGCATTACCCTGGCCGTTGCCCCGGCCAGCGACAGCCTGCCCTGTGAAGTGGCCGCCGCCTACGCCGCTGTCATCGCCTCCGAGGAGGACCCGGCCCGGCCGCTCAACACCCTGGCCCTGACCGGCATTGCGCCGCCGCCGTTTGCCAAACGTCTCGGGCGCATGGAGCAGGAAACGGCGCTGTGGAACGGTGTTACGCCGCTGGAAGTCGGCCCGGGCGAAGTGGTGCAGATCGTACGCGCCATCACCACCTACACCGTCGACGCCCAGGGCGTGGACGACATCGCGCTTTTGGACCTCACCACCATCCGCACCCTGGATTACGTGCGCAAGGCCTGCCGCGAGCGCATCGCCCTGCGGTTTCCCAGGGAAAAATTGTCCAGCCGCACGCCGCCTAAGGTGCGCAGTGAGCTGCTCGACGTACTCTACAAACTCGAACAGCTGGAAATCGTGGAAGAGGTCAAGGCCAATGCCGAGGGGCTCATCTGCGAGCGTGACTTGCAAGACCCCAACCGGCTCGATGCCAAAATCCCCTGTGACGTGGTCAACGGGTTGCATATTTTTGCCGGCCGCATCGACCTGCTGCTGTAGGTCGGAGGAGATACACCATGAAAGAGTATGTGGGCGCTATTGTCCTCGAAGTGGACGGCCAGGAGTACGAGGTTGTTGACCTCAATACTGACAACCAAATGGGGCGAAAAGTCGTCAAAACGATGAACCGCACCGGCCGCGCCCTGGGTTACACGCAGGGTGTGCGGACCTACGAGCTGTCGGTCACGTGCGCTATCCCGCTTGATGACGCCATGGACTGGGAGGAAATGGTGGGCGCCAAGATCACCATCCATCCGCTCGACAATGACGGAATCCGCGAGTCCTACCTCGATTGTTTTACCATTTCGGCCGGCGACAAATACAGCGTGGACAACGAGGCCCGTGTTGACCTCAAGGTCGGCGCGCTCAACCATATCAAGGAGTAAGCATGCCCATCACCACGACTGGCACCTTGACCTACGGCTACCGCGACGCGTCCGGTGTGCTCCACACCGAGTTCGAGATGCGCGTGCCCACCCTCGAAGACCTGGAAACCGCCGTGGAGCAGGCCCCGGCAGGAGCCAGTACGGCCCGGCTGTCGCGTTATATCTGGGCGCGCACCATTACCCGCTTGGGCACGTTGCCGTCCGAGTCCATCACCCCCGATCTGCTGGGGAGTCTGCCGTATGTCGAATACGGCGTCCTGGAGGCGGCCGAAAAGGAGCTTTTGGGAAAACTCGCGCCCGCGAGCGCCAACTCCGAGACTATCGCCTCCTCGAAGTAGCGCTGGCGGGCAAAAATCTGACACTAGCGGACGTACGCGCCATGACCATGCCGCAGATCGACACCTACATCAGCCTGCTGTCGGGCAAGACCCCGGCCGGCAGCGGCTCGGGCCGGCATCTCGTACCCAAACGGAGGAAGCGTTAGATGGGCAAGGGTGCGGAAGTTCTTGTAACGCTCCGCCTGCGTGACGAGATGGGCGCGGCGGCTAAAAAGGCACTTGACGCCGTGACCTCGGCCGCCAAGGGCGTATCCAAGGGGGCCGCCTCGGCCGGCCAGATGGCGCGTCAGCTCGGGGCCGTGCGCGACGCCACGGGCCGGGTGAGCCGTGGCGGCCGCGAGGTGACCGAGCAATTCAAGGGGGCGGGCCGGGCGGCCGGCGACCTGGCCCGGCAGGTGGACAAGGCCTCCCGGTCCGAGGAGCGCCTCGACCGTGAGGCCAAGAAATCCAAACGCGACATCGACGAGACGGCCAAGGCCGGCAGTCGGTTGGCGGCGGCACTGGCCAAGGCCGGGAGCGCCGGCAAGGCTGCCTGGAGCGCCATACGCGGTATCGGCCAGGTCGGTTCAGGCTTGGCCGGAGCGGCGGCGGCGACCGGAATGGCGCTCAAGCGACCCGTCACCTTTGAAAAGCGTCTGTCACTTATGGCCAACACGGCTTATGCCGACCGCGACGTGGCAGGGCGTATCGCCGGCAAAAAGGAGCTTGAAAATTCCATCAACGCGGCCGTGCGCCAGGGCGGCGGCGACCGCGACCAGGCCGCCGAGGCGCTGGATACCATGTTGGCCTCCGGGGCCATCAAGGCCGACGCGGCCAACAAGCTCCTGCCCACCATCCAAAAATTTGCCACCGCCTCCGGGGCCGACTCCAGCGAGATCGCGGAAATCGTCATTCGGGGTATCCAGCAAAAGTTTTTCACCGAGAATCAGGCTGGCGCGGCGCTCGACAAGGCCATGGCCGCCGGGCAGGCCGGCGGCTTCGAACTTAAGGATATGGCCAAGTGGTTGCCCAAGATGATGGCCATGGGCAGTGGTATGAAATCCATGGCCGGCTTTGAACAAATCCTGGCATATTCCCAGGCAGCGGCGGTCACGGCCGGCAGCAAGGACGAGGCCGGCAACAACTTGGTAAACCTCCTGCAAAAGCTGAACTCTCAGGACACACAAAAAGATTTTGCCCGCCTGGGCATCGACCTGACCGGCACGCTTATGAAGGCCCGCAAAGACGGCCTGTTGCCCCTGGAGGCCTTCGGTCGGCTGGTCGAAAAGGAAGTGGCCGGCAAGGACCCACGTTACAAGGCTATGCAAAACCGCTTGGCCTCGGCCAAGGGTGACGAGAAAAAGCAGATTTTGGGCGACATGGCCGATTTGGCCAGTTCCTCGGCCATCGGCAAGGTAGTCCAGGATCGCCAAGCCTTGCTGGCTCTCATCGCTGCCATAAACCAAAAGGACTACATCAAGGACGTCCTGGATCAGGTCCACAACGCCCACGGCACCGGCGAAAAGGCGTATCAGGTCTATCAGTCTTCAGCGGCCTATTCCGTGGAGCGGGCGGGCAACGAGCAGGATATTGCCCGTAGCGCCATGTTGTCCGACGTGTCCGGGCCGCTCAAAAGCCTGGCCGAGTCGGCGGCGGACCTGGCCCAGCGTTTCCCGAGGCTGGCCACCTTCGTCACGGAAGCCGCTACCGCCTTCGGCGCGTTTTCCGCCGGGCTGTTGACCATGGGCGGTTTCCGTTTGCTCACCGGCGGCGCCAAGGGCACCTGGAAGTGGTTGACCCGTGGCGCCAAAGGGGCCGGCGAGGCCGCTACGGCCGGGGAAACTGCCGCTACCGTCGCGGCCGGGGAGACCGCGGCGACCGGAGCCGGCGAGGCCGCAGCCGCCGCCACAGCCGGGGAATCCGCCGCCGTTGGCGCTAGCGAGGCCGCCGCAAAAACG